CACCAAATCAAATCAAATGGCTGCGATAAACAGTTTGTTCTTGAACAAATTGCAACAGATCTGAAGGTCGCATTTTGGCGAATTGTACGCACATCTCATAGCAGAATCGGAAAGCTTCAACATTAGGATTGTTGCAGTAACGAGAGCACATCAAAGCAGTGGCGTCCATTACGAGTTGGCAATTGGGTACCAAATCATTTAGGGCTTGCTGAAAATGAGATATTTTGAGGAGGGGATCATCGCCTAGCGGTGAAGAAAAGAATTTCAAAGCTAAACGATGAATCAAGGGCAACGGACATGTAGTGTCAGGTGCAAAGATAGAATTGCAAAACACTGTATAACCAATTGTGTTGTCAAATTTAATCTCGATCTTAAGAAATTGTTGAAACCATGTGCGCAAAGCAATTAAGATCTTGTAGATCGCAGTGGAATCGTCACCAGCAATAGCCAAGAAGTCAGGTAAGGGAATAAATAACTCTTCCGTCGCAGGCACCCAGTAATACTTACCTTCCCAGAAAATCATATCAGGGAATTCAGGGTGCAATACAGCTGCTGGGGGTTCAACTGAGCATTCAACTTTTAAATGTTGACACATAAAAGCAAATGTGTTGAAAGCACCGTTATTCTCAAATGTGTTTCTGACACCAGATGACAATATGTGAAACAAAATGAATTTGAAGGCAACTGAAAAATTACCACTACTAGTGGTCCAAGATTTTTGAAATTTGCTGTAAGCATCAGCGTAAATGTCACCCAACCTAACTCCTGTCTTGCTGCTCAATAAGTTGTAAACCTCCTTTTGAAACACATAATTGGCTTCAATGTGGCAAGTGTCAAAAGCTGTGTAATCGGCGTTGACTACTCTACTTATCTTTTTCAGAAACCTCAATATCTCCTTATGCAAAAACTGAGTTGTGACACCAGCGACCCCCGGTCGAACATAATTATTCTTCGAAGAACTGATCAACAATTTTTCGCAAACAACTGAAACCATTGCAAAGTTAAGTGCGGCAAAAGTGGCCTGAACATTAACGGTCTGAGCTGACTTGTCCAGTTTGATCTTATTAAAGACTTTCTCGACTTTTCTTACTAATCTTTCATCTTTAAGAGTGTCTCGCATCTTTTCCTCGATAAATTGCAATAATTGAGTGTGGACAGAGCCGGGAGGTTTGTTTTGAGTTTTGGAAATGGTGTCAGCATGACCGTACAAATTCTTATCCAAATCTTTCATAGCTCGTCCGACTCCGCCGACTTTACCGATTTGACCTTGGGCAAACGCAATGGCTGCTTCCTCAAAGCTTTCATCAAATGAAAATTCTTCTTTGATATTGGTGAAATGACCGACAAATTTTCTAGCGCATCGAACAGCAATTTTATTCCAAAAAGTTTCAACTTCTTTTCGTGTTGATTCAGGTTGTTTCATCAGTCTAGTTGAAAACGTTTCAATGGCAAACCGCGACATTGCGGTATGAAAAAGCAAAACTGGGTCAGAACTTTGATGAAACGGGATAACCGAATGAGGCACAAAAGTCTTAATTTTGTATGAAGCATTCAATTGTTGAGTAGGATAATTGTCGAAATTGATGGCTACGAAAGTACCATACGGAAAATTAAAATGTTGAGCGTGGTCCATCAAGTGAGCAGCGTGGTTAATTCGCACAGTATTATAAGGATTGTACCATAAAGTCGACAAAACAATTTGCAAGTCTTCAAAATCACTCTGAGTGAGCTCTTTGTGGCAAAGAACTTCGCGATACACCTCATCCAATTGCAATTTGAGTTTCGTCATTAATTCTTCAATAGGTTTCGGAATGAAGCAAGGATAATCAAATGAACCAAAACCTGTGGCAAGGGCCACATTGCTGCGAGCAACAGTCCTAATCCCTCGCTTGTTGGCAGTGTACAAAATGTCATTGCCGTCGAGTTCTATTGTGTGGTGAGCTTCTTCGATCTTAAGGGTGGGTTTTTGATAACGAGTTAAATCGTTAGTGACACTAAAAGGTGTGCGTTGAAGATCATCACTTGAGCCCAACCCTACGGAAGGTGGCAAAGCCAAGGGCGAACACGAAGAGTACAATTCTTCTGTTACGAAAATCACAACATCTTTCTTTGCTCTGGTCAAAGCCGTAGTTATGTGAGCTGGATCCATCACTTCAGGATTATCAACATCGCTCTGGTGAGGTAAACCAGAATTTTTCTTTCCACCTACGATGACGAGAACGACTTCATCAAATTCCAAACCTTGAGAACAAGTGGAAGTCACGAAATCAGATCGGGCTTTCAAAGCATTAAGCAAGGGGCAATCAGAATTGGAATAATTGAA